GTTTTATCAGGTTCAATGAATGTTGACATAGTTTCTTTTTCACCTGACCAAATGAAATTACAAGAACTTAGAAGATTACCGGAAGAAAGGATATCAGCAGTTCTTGGTGTACCAGCAATATTAGCTGGTCTTGGTGCTGGTTTAGATTCTGCAACTTACAATAATACTAGAGAATTAAGAGAGTTCTTTACAGAACAAAAGCTTATTCCTATGTGGAAAACAGTATCTAATGAATTGACACATCAGTTATTGATACCTGATTATAAGGATACAAGTTCTAAATGTGAATTTGATTATTCACAAGTCAGAGCTTTACAAGAAGATATGGATGAGCTTTACAAAAGAGTCAATACTGGTGTCCAAGGAGGTTGGATAACTATTGGAGAAGCTAGAAAGGTTGTAGGTTTAGAGGCAGACGAAAAGCACAATATATACTTAAGGCCATTAAACACAGTTCAAATAACTGAAGATGGTCAACCGTTATTAGAGAGAGATAGATTCTCACCTGATGAAGAAGGTAAAGCTTTACTTAGTATGGAAGATTACCCAGCTGTTAATTTTAGAGAACCAAAAATTGTAATGGATGAAGAACCAAGAAATGAAGAGAAGTATGTAGCACAAATGCCTAATGGTTCATGGTGTTGTTTAGACCACGATACAAATGAAGTTATTAAATGTTTTGATACACAATCAGAAGCAGAGGCTTACTTAGAAAATATAAAAAAATCTGATGATGAAATAATAGATGCTGGAAAACTTGAAGTAGAAGCAATACAAGAATTAAAGGTTAGCACAGAAGAAGCTGAAGTATTACATGAATCACAATTTGAGACAGAAGCTGAGAATGAAAAAACAAAATTTGAATTAGCTTTAGAGAAATTTGTTAATGAACCAAAAGATGATTTAGTAACTAAAGCTAAAAGAGAAAAGTCTTTGGAAGTAAAAGACACAATACTAGATGAGATATTTTCTAAAAAGGTTTCTAAAAATGTTAGCAAGATACTGACAAAAAAAGTAGAAGTACATAATGCATCTAATCCTTTGTTTAAAACAAACTTAAGGACATTAGTTGCAGTATTTAACAGGGGACACGTCGCGTATAATGACAACGAAGCAGCCATTAAGGATGCTAGTTCTTCAGCTGACCATTGGGGTTTAGCTAGAGTGCAAGGTTTCTTATATGCATTAAGTAAGGGTTTGTTTAAAAGAAAACCTTATGACGTAGACTTACTTCCTTCTTCGCATCCACTCTCATCTGATGTGGAGAAGGTAAGCAGGTCAAATTCTTAATAAATTATTTAAGTGTTAAATAACACTAAATTAGGCTCTTATTGTTTAATATAAAGAATATATTGTAGAACTGTATACAGAGGGGTTTTATTAAACATGCAAGAAAATGAAGTTAAGAAAATAGACTTCCAATTAAAAGAAGAATCGGAAGGGAAGGTCTCGGCAGTATTTTCAGTATTTAATTCTCTTGATTCAGATGGCGACGTTGTCGAGGCTGGCGCTATACAATCTGGATTCAAGTCAGGAGATGTTCCAATGGTATGGGCCCATAAGTGGGATATGCCAATAGGTAAAGGTCAGATAGTAGAAGATAAAGATAAAGCTACTTTTAATGGTGAATTCTTTATGGATACAGAATCTGGACAAGAAGCTTACAAGCTTGTCAAGAACATGGGAGATTTACAACAATGGTCATTCGGCTATAGAGTTAATGAATCAGAATATGGGAAGCTCAAGAAAGATGGAAGTGATAATGAAGAAGATGTTAGGTTCTTAAAGGATTTAACAGTATTCGAAGTATCACCTGTACTTGTTGGGGCTAATCAAGATACATATACATTAGCTATTAAATCTAATACTGAGCTATTAAAAGATATGGATAGCACTGTTAAAGACGAAATGACAGTAGAAGAACCCCAAGTAGAAGAAGATTTATACGAAGACAACGTATCAGAAACTGAGGAAGAAGCTATGAAATTAATTAATGAAATGGCTCAAGATATGAAAGTGATATTGAATGCAATACCTCAAGGTGAAGATGCTGACTTACCAAAAGCTATTAAAGATAGTTCAAAGCAATTATCTGAAAGAGCTAAAGAAATTGGTAGATTATTAAGCGGTGATGAAGAGCTATATGAAGACCCAGCTAAAGCATTAGCAGAAGCTGAGAAGTCTGGTAGAACTATCAAAATCGTAGACAATGATGGTAACACTTACTACAAAGTAAGTGATATAGAAGAAAGTGTTGAAGAGGGAACAAGTGTTTCTTTTTCACAACAGGTCAAAGATGTGCTTGCCGCATTCAATGACTTGATGGCACGAGCTACCGCCATAGCGATGTTACGTGCTAAGGATGGAAGGAAGTTAGGTATGAAAGCAACAGATGCTTTACGCGCTGTCCAAGAGGACTTACAGGAATCTTGGAACGAAGTTGATGAGTTTATCACCAACTACGGTGCTGAAAATGCTGAAGACGTTTCTGAAGTTGAAGAAGCCGAAGCTGAGGTTGAAGAACAGGAAGAGGAAGTAGAGACACCTGCTGAAGTCGTAGACGAAGTAGATGCACCTACCGAACCAGAAGTTGTTGAACCAGAAGTTGTTGAACCAGAAGAGGAATCTGAGGAAGAGGAAGAAGCTGTTGAAGCTGAACCTGTTCCAGTAGGAGAATCTGAAGAGGAAGTAGCTGAAGCTGAAGTAACTGAACTTGACGAAGAGTCTGATGCACTTTGGGCAGAAGGCCAAGCAATTATTGCGGAATCGTTGGAAGCCGAAATAATCGAAGAATAAGTAATTAATTATTTATTCATTATTATCACAGGAGATAAATAATAACATGAGCGAAGTTAAAGTTCTAAAAGAACAAATTTCAAAATCTCGTGAAGAATTAAAAGCTGCTTTTGATTCACAAGAAGACGGTAAGTACACCCCTGAGGCTAAAGAGAAAATCAAAGGCCTCAACGATGAACTTTCTGGACTTGTTGATGATTTAAAAATAGAAGAAGCTAAAGTTCAAAACGAGAAAGCTTTAGAAGTTGATAATGAGCCTGTAAATTCTATTCCTAATGCAATGCCTGAGCAAAAAGGCCCACAGACTATTGGTGAGCAATTTGCTGATTCTGATGCTTATAAAGCATATAATGAAAAAGGTATTAAAGGTGTAGATTCACATGCTGAATTTAAAACAACTTTGAACACAACTGGTTATCCACCTGAGAGCTTAAGAGCTCCGGGAATATTGGAATCAGCTTTAAGAGACCCGGATAGCGTTATCGGATTGTTTGACCAAATTCAAACAAACCAAAATGCATACGTTTATCTTGAAGAAACAACATTCACAAACGCAGCTGCTGAAGCAGCAGAAGGCGCAGCCATGGCTGAGTCAGCTCTTGCTTTCACAGAAAGAACAGAATCAATCAGAAAGATTGCTACTTTCTTACCTGTAACAGACGAGTTGCTAAGTGACGTTGCTAGTATCCAAGGTTATGTCAACTCAAGACTATCAACAATGATGAAATTGAGATTAGACAATCAACTTATGGACGGTGACGGAAGTGCTCCTAACCTAACTGGTGTATTAAACAAATCAGGAATTAATTCCTTTGCATTTGGTTCTTACTCTGGAGAATTAGGAAGATTAGGACAAATCTATCAAGCTATAACAGAAATCAGGAAAGATGCATTCGTTGAAGCGGACGCTATCGTTATGAATCCTGAAGACTGGTATCAAATCATAACATCTGTAACAGATGTTGCAACCACAACAAGTGGTGCTGCAGCTAAGAATCCTTTATTCGCAGTTGCAGGCGGATTTGGTGACGCAGTAACTCCAAGACTTTGGGGTTTAAGAGTCGTTCCATCTACCGTTGTTGCTGCTGGTACTACATTAGTTGGTAAGTTTGGTGGCGGAGACGCTGCACAAGTTGTTATGAGAGAAGGTGTAGACCTTGCTGTCTCTGACAGCCATAGTGACTTCTTTACAAAGAATCAGTTAGCAATTAGATTGACAATGAGACTAGGTTTCGCAATCTATCGCCCAACTGCATTTTGTAAAATAACACAAATGTAATAAGACTAATATGGTTTATAAGGGCGGATTCGTATTCGCCCTTTTAACCTAAGGAGAAAAAATGGACCAACAAGACGTAAAGACACAATTACTAATGTTTGG